CTTTAGAAAAAAAGGAAAGTGGATTCCCCAAGTTCGGGGGGGCTTGTTGGTTGTTCTCGTCACTTTTTCGCCTGTTCCTTACGTCACCTGCTCAATCGTTCCTGCGCTCCAACACTGCGCCCCCCCTTAGTGCATATACTTTATTTGGTATGTATACCACCTCAAATGTTATGTGATATAATCCCGTTAGAATGTTTTATTTTAGTGTTCTTACCCGAGAACACCTAGTGTTTTCTCATTCATGCCCTTGAATGAGTCATTACTTTTGCCTACTCAAGTTTATCTCGAGATAGTCCACAGTCCCACCTGTGTGCTTATCATCGTATTTACTTTCGTAGGTTATTTTTTTGCCTTGTGTTAGTTCCTCGAATAAGGCTCTATCCTTTTCTTTTCTAAAGTCCAGTACAAATTGTTTTGGCTTGTCCAAGTTCTGACTACGCTGATACACCTTCTTACCTACCAATCTATCATCTGCCTTCTCTAAGTCCTTTACCATGTACTTAGTAACATACGCCCCTACGTTATCCACTTGTCGTATATTCTTAATGTCAACACCACCATCATATTGTCGTGTGGCACTTTTCCAATACCCCCACAACCTACTTGCATTAAACCCTTTTAAGTCGCAAATAACATGATAATGAATAGCACCTCTTTTTTGGAATTCGACAACAGCAACATATTTCACATTCGGCTTCCCTTTACTTTTTAAATGTCGATTCACACTTTGTAAGAACAACTTAAAACACTTATTCGCTTCACTAATGTCTTGTAAGTTCTCCCTAAAAGTAAGTGTCATGAATTTGCTACTCTTATCAAAGTTACTTAATACAAGCCTTCTAACTTCATTTCTTGCTCTTATATTTGATTTCATTCGGCTTTCAAGTTTTGTAGATTCTATGCTGCCCTCTATGATCTCACCTGTTTCGAAATCTATATGTACTTTATCGCCACCGCCTGTTGGTGCTTTATTCGGTATGCTATAACCACAAGCACGAGTATCACTATACTTATAAATTTCAATAACATTACCAGAAATATAAACTTTTGCATCATACAACGTAGCCAATTTTATCACCTCATTTCCTTACAACTTCCTTACAACTTTTGTTTTTAAATTAAAGTGCTTTTAAACCTACTGTCCCAAGGGTTTTATCCCTCTTTATAATGTGTTGTTTTTGAAGATTAAGTGAGAATACAATCAAGTCTAAAGGGCATTAAAACCAAAACCCTAAAAACATAAAAACAAAAACCATTAAAACACAAGACCTTGGAGTCCGTTGCACTACCTCCAAACCTCACAAGCCACTCGGCGTTAGCCAGGTTCAAACGTATGGTTTGAACAAAATCAAGAGTGTTTGGGTTTAGTGGAATCGTATCAACTCCTTAATGCTCACTTCGTTCCGCTTACCGTTGACACTGCCATGCTTGAGATCACTTTTTATTATCTTGCTTTAAAGTAATCTTGTACACTTGTACCGAATTACTCGTCTCTCGTTGTATGCTGATTGCCCCTTTTTCTAACAACGAATCTTTTATTCGCCATAATGAAACGTACGACATACTCATTGCTTTTTCTAATTCTTGCGTGTCGATTTCTTTCGCTTCTTTATGACAACCTTTTAAATGCAAATAAATCAAAAATAATTTTTCGTTATTTTTCAATTGTTCATTTGCAAAGATATCACTTATTTTCATGTCGTTCACCACCTTACATCTTGTAATCTGTAATTACTATAACATGGTAATCTCCACATTACAAGATGTAATTTAAAGTTTTGTTTTATTTTTCGTTTTCGCTAACATTATAAAAAGAGAGAACGCATTTTTGCGTTCTCATCTTTTATTTTAACAGTGTTGGTATTGGGTGTGCTCAAATTTGAGCTACCCCTAATTTATTCAATCGTATTCCAGATGAGTTAGTAACGATTTAACACCGTATGGTATTTGTGATTCATTACCATCAAACCAATGTGACAACAACATTTTGATACACCCAACTTCTAATGGTTTATAACTAAATTCTTTTCCTGTTGAACTCGTTATAAATGCCTTAGCTTGCTCTATTAAAGGTAATAGAATAGGGTCGTTGCTATCATCATCAACTCTTAAATATCCTTTTACCTCTTCGAGTAATTGTGCATCATTCATATTAAGCACCTTGTTTTACATTCATTAAGCAAAGATGTTTCGGCTCTGCAACCGCTACATCACCATACCACATGATACGAATTGCTAAAGTTCCTTTTTCAAATCCATAATGAGTTGACACCTCAATTTGCATATCTTGAAGTAGTCCGATATAAACTTGGGACAGATCACCAACGACAATTTTAGTATCATTCATTGCGTTCGTTGCGAATTTATTCATGTTTGTATAGAATGTTGGTTCTTTTAAAAATTGTCCGTCCGCTGCCGTTTCTGTTTCGATATCTAATTGATTATTAGTTGAATACACAAGGTCTTTTGCAACACCGTTTTTATTTGCTACTAATCTTACACCTTTTGAAATCTCTTTATAAGATGCTTTTGTAATTTCTTGTTTTAAAATCTCTGTATCATTGAAAATGCCTTTAAAACCGTCTGTTGCCCCTACTAACGCCGCTTCTTCTAATTTTTGATTTAATGCTTCAGCTAATAAATGATTTAACTTCTCTTCAACACCAATTCCCGTTTTAACAAGTTCCAATGGCACTTCTACCAAACCATACATATATTTCGCTTTTAGTTCTAAACCATCAAATGTTGGGTCTGATTTCGGAATCACTTCACCTTGCTTTTTAAATGCAACTGTTGGGTCATTTACTACTCGTGGAACTGTTACAGTGTTATTACTTTGCATATCTACAACTGTCGCATTTCCGAATAAAAATGATTTATTACGTGCCTTATCAATTAACTGGTTAATAATTGTTGTTGGCACTAAAAAATTCCCGCCATTTGTTGAAGTAGTTAATGTTCGTTTTTCTTCTTCTGTCCCTTTTCCTGTTACATACGTTCTAATTAAACCACCAAGAGTTACTTCATTTGTTTCTGTTGCAAATTTCTCACCACGTTGTACAGAACGCACTTCTTTTTTTGTTTCTACCATTTTCCCACCCATTAATTCAAGACCTCGTTGTTGTTGGTTATTATTTTGTTGTTGGTTATTTTCCATATTTGAACCCTCCACATTTTCTTTTTTAAATTGCTCATAAACTTCTAAACTTCTTTTCGCCACTACTTGACTTGTTGGATATGCTGGCGAATGCACCACAGAAATTTCGTATAGTGTTCCTTTTTCTACTTCTCGAATATCTGTACCACCACTACGTGTAAATCTTTCCTTATCGCTTGTAAATCCGAATGACATTCCACCAATATCACCACGTTTTACAAGTTCATATAATTCTTCTCTTTGCGGTAATAAATCCATTTCAAAGAAAATCCCGTCATTTCGTTCTTCTAATTTCAATGTTTTCGCTTTTGTACTTGCTAATAATTGATTATTATCATGCTGATTAAGAGCAAGAATGTTTCTGTTTCTAATACTTTCACTGAATGCACCCGGCTTAATAATTTCTCTAAATCCATATTCCAAAGGCTCTGATTGTTCGTTATATCTAATTGCATAACCACTAATAGTCAAACCCTTATTTTCTTCACTTGCTCTACATTTCAAATTAGTTACTAATAACCGTTTTTCCATATCCTTCTCCACCTACCAAATAGAATATTCTTCGTCTATATGAGAGTCCAAACTTGGACTGTCAAAATGCAACATAGCTTGTACCATGGCTGTAATTGTTGATGCAATCGCATCTATACGATTCACGCTCATGGATTTATCCAAAACAACATTTTCATTTGCGTCATACTTTGCTACTGCATTGGCGGAACACCATTTTAAAACTGGATTCCCACCATGATTAAACAAATCTTTTAACATCAATTCCTTTGTGAACTTTATAGGTTCTGATAATGTTTTAAATCCCTGTCTCACTTCATGAACCTCATATCCTTCATTATCAAGTTTCACCATTAAGGCGGTTGCATTCCATGGATCCAACCCAACACTTAACACTTCATATTTGCTTGATAATTCTTTGACATATTCAAATACAAAATTTATATCTATTACTTCACCTGGTATTAATGTGATATATCCTTCTTTTGCCCATCTACGATAAGGAACACGATCTTTGCGCTCTTTTTCTTCAATTCCGTATTCGGGCATAAAACAATGACTTAAAACTGCATATTCACCATTTTCGAGAGGGAATACTGCTGACGTTCCAGTAATATCTATCTTGCTTGAAAGGTCAATACCTACATAACACTTTTTTCCTTCCAAATTCGGCAACGTTTTATTTTTCCATTGCACTACTGGAAAATAAGCGTCCTTCCTTTGAATCCACTTATTCATATGCTTAATCATGAAATTATCCATTTCATTGTTATCTCTTGCCCTCACATAAGCTTGTTTAAGTGCTTTTAAACTGATAGATACATTTATGTTGGGATTACTCTTAAACCAATTAGAACTATCGTGAACGTCGTCCCCTTCATCCATTTCAGCTATATAACAAAACATGTTTTCGTTTGGAGAAATATTGTTTAAAATTTGCTTACAATATTCATAGGTTTCATAACATGGGCTTGTCCCACCCCTACTTTCTCCTGCTGTCGTAATAATAAACATTAATGGTTGTTTTCGGGCTTGCATTCCTGAAACTAGCACATCATACATTTCACGTGTTTTTTCCAAATGAAATTCATCATAGCTTACAAAATGAATGTTGAGTCCATCTTGTCCCTTATCAGCTGACAACGCTTTGAACACACTGTTTTTGTAATGAATTGTAGATAATGACTCTTGGATTCTAGTATGCTTCCTTAAAACTGGCGCTGCCTTTATCATTCGCATTGTGTCCATAAATACAATTTTGGCTGTATCTCGTTTTGTTGATGCACAATAACATTCTGCGCCTTGCTCCTTATCAATCATGAACATATAAAGAGATAGACCACTTGATAACAAACTCTTACCGTTTTTACGGGCTATTTGAGTGTATGAAATAGTAAAACGTCTTGCTCCTGTCTCTTTATCTATCCAACCCATTAAAGAGCCTAAAATGAACTTTTGCCACAACTCTAAAGTAACGGGCTTTCCTGCTAATTCACCTTTTTGATGTTTGACAAATCTATCGAAAAATGAATAGATATGTTGCGCTCTCTTTTTATCAAACTTATATTCATAATCTTGTTCTTCATCCAACGATTTTTTTAAGTCTCTTACATGACGTTCGCAAGCCTTCAAAACGCTCTCTCCTGCGTTTATAGACTTATCTATCACTTTTAAGCTATAAAGCGTTGTCGGGCAAAATGAAGGGTCTGACCGAACATTTTGAATATATTCGTTATACTTCATCTTGGAACTCGGAAAGTTCATCTATTTCCTCTGTTTCTACTTTTCTAAAACGCAAGCGATCTGATGGATTAAGACCAAGTTTGTTTTGATATGTGTACACTGTTTTACTAATTTGTCTCATTTCTGCTAGTAATGGATTAGGCTTACCATCTACAACAAGCCCTATTTCTTTCACTTTTTCTTGCAATTCATTAAATGTCATTTGAAATACAACATAATGAGCTAAAATATCAGTATCTAAAACACTTAAAACTTCTAACTCTTTCATATTTTCAACATACTTTTTGAACATCGTCTTTTCTTTTCTCCCAAGATATGAAGGAGGTTTTACTTCTTTCCATTGCAATTTCTTATTCATTGTTTGTTCCGCTTGATCTACGTTTTCACGTTCGTATTTAGAAATACGTCTTTTCTTTTGAGTTGTTGCTACCATGGACTTACTCATGATGTCCTCCTTTTTCAATATGGATTTTGTTATGACAAGATTCACAAACAGGAAAAACATTTTCTGATGAAAGTCGTTCTTCCCATCCTTCTTTTGTACTTATCGGTTTAATATGATGAATGGTATTTCCAACAACAAACTGCCCTTTTTGTTTGCATGGAAAACACAAATTATTGTGTTGCGCTAATATAAAACGCCTGAATTTTACCCATTCGTAACTTTTATAAAAAGATTTAAGTTTTGGATCACGTTTATCTGTTTGTCTCCGATAGACTTTCGGCAAATGATTTTCACAATACGGTGGTTTTTGCCTTGAAGGAATCAAAATCGAACATAATGGCTCTGCACATTGTTTTTTTATCATTCTTCAATCTTCTCCATTGGTGATAATCCCTCGTATTGTCTGCCTTCGTTTATTGTCATTACTTTTGCATCCACAAGTGTTTTTATTCTCTCTGCTCTTGTTTTACTATCTGCTCTTAATAAAGTTTCATAATTGAATTTCGCACGATGCCCGTCATCCTTCACAAATAACTTTTTCAATTGATGCTCCCACGCAACAATTGACGGCATTAACGCTTGTTGTAAAAAATTCATATTTTGCGTTTCAACGTTTGTATATGTGTTTCCCTTTCCTTCATGACCCAACATATAAGGAGCAACGTTAAATACTGATGCTATTTGTTTGGTCATGCTATCGAAAAGAATATTCATTTCTAACTCTTGAAAATTAAATCCCATTTTTTGATACTTCATCCCTGCATCTACTACTGCAACCCGATGTTTATTTGTTGCTCCATTCAGTTTTTCCCATGCTTCCCGGACCATTTCACGTTTTTCTGGTGATAACTTTTCGGGAACTTCTATAATGCTATTTGGATTACTTCCAAGTGCAAAATAATTATTCTGATGACTTTGTGCTGCCAACCATAAACCAATTTGTCTTTCTAATATTTTGTAGTAACCAAGTCCCTTTAATGAATTCATGTCCAAAACTGGACTTTTCACATGAATCATATCTTTTGGAAAAACTTTAAACGAATCACCATTGTTTGTAACTTGATAATGATATCCGCCTTTTTCAATCATGATATTTACAAAACTAGGATTAATTAATAATAAATTTTCTGCACTTCCTGTATTATTACGTTGAATATAAACATAGGCATTGCCTTCGTTTAACCTATTCATTTCAGCTTGTTGAAATAATGTATAACTATCTAAAAATTCACTTGGATTTTCAAACAAACGCTTGATTGGATGATTATCAATTTGCTTCCCATCCTTCTCAACATGAATAGATAATTTTGCAAGTGATGAACTCAAAAGATTAATAGCTGACGCATAAGGTGGAACTTGCATTGCTGTAACACTACTAACTACTTGCCCTGCATTTTCATTTAAAAAATTAGCTTGCGTGAATGGTGCGTAATGATCTGTAAAATCTCGCTTTTTAAAATTCAAAAAATCCCAAAACCCCAATATTCTCACCTCCTTTAACGTGATTTTGATGTTTTAGCGATAATCGTCAAAGTTCTATTTTGAAAATCATCATTCAACACACTCTCGATGGCATAACGCTTTCCTTTAAACTCGATTTCTTCATTAGGTGATATCTCAAAATTTGGAGGTCTTATAACAAAACGTAATGTTGTTTCATTCTGAACTGATGCCGCCGCAAAATACTCTCGTCCTGATACTGTAAATATTCTCGACCACAATTTTGCGAATGGCTTCCATTCAGAAATCCACTGCCCGATTTCATCTTTATACCCTTCTTCTTTCATAATCGTTATACGTTTATTGAATTTTAAAGTATTAATTGTTTTTCACCTCCAAGGCATTCTTCTATCTCATATACTTCTAACCTAAGAGCAAATGCTAGTTTATAAATGGCGTTAGATTTGTTACGTCTGTATGTACGTTCGCTCATACCAATCTCGTTATAAATCATATAATCAAATACTTCTTCCTCTTCTAAATATCGCTTTACAATAATGTCTCTTTGACTCTTACTAAAACGGCTTAATATCTTATCAATTCGGAAAAATAAACATTGTAACTTTTCTTCACGTATACTTAATGCCACATTCGATAAGGCTACCTCTTCAGTTGGTTTCCCTACTATATTTGTTGGGCCATGATATCTTATTTCGGATGACGCTGTAACCTTCATTTCATTTCTAATCATTCCAAACCGTCTATAAATCCGTATATTTTCAAGAACTTCTTCTAGACGAGCCTGTGTTGCTTTACGATCAACTTTTGGCAAGAATGTTAATTCTGTCATAAATGCAAACGCTCCTTTCCGATAGGACAAAAAAAGAGGACACCAAACACAAGAGTAATAGCTACTCTTTCACTGTTTGGTGTCCTCTAGTTTTCTAGCCGGACTATTTATATTGACAACATTGTATCATAATCTTTAATAAAATTATATAAATTTGCATAAAAAACGCATAAATTGATTGATTAATTGTTTTTTAACCACTCTTTAATGCTATCTAATTTTTCATTTCTTGACTCTTCAAGCGCTTCATCTACTAATCTAAGCCATTCATCGTGACGTTCTTGTTGAGTAAGTACACATAATTGTTCTACTAATTTAAATGCTTTTTCTTCTGAAATTCCTTTCAATATGCATACATTAATAAACGTTTCTACGGTTTCTAATTTAGTTTTATCAAGTTTATTTGTCATGAAAATTACCTCCGAATTATTTGATTTATATATACCCCTTAACGAATCTTTGAAATATATCCTAACTCTCTATTAATCACTTTAACAAGTGCTTCTACTGCGTTTTCTTTTGTATAGTCTTCATCAGCCAATAGATCATAAGCTATCCAAGTTAAATCGTTAACCAATTCGGTTTTATCTGTAATTCTCGACATTTGTTTCTTGATATTTTCTAAATTATTATTTTGTGATAACATAAGTTACACAGTCCTTTCCAAATTGGATTGTATCGTATTTTTTGAGTAGGTGTTCTCAGCACCTACTTTTATTTTTTATGGTGGATTTGAACCACCACTTTTTTTATGCCTAAAATAATAGTTTGAAATTTTTTAAACTCACTTTTTTTTCAAGGAAGATTCCTCGCCGGTCCAGAGCCGACTGCTTTAGAAAAAAAGGAAAGTGGATTCCCCAAGTTCGGGGGGGCTTGTTGGTTGTTCTCGTCACTTTTTCGCCTGTTCCTTACGTCACCTGCTCAATCGTTCCTGCGCTCCAACACTGCGCCCCCCCTTAGTGCATATACTTTAT